TCTATGCTTTTTAATTTATCGGAAAATTGTGCTTTTATATTATTTTCAAACACAACACCTCCTGGCGTATATTGAAAACCCACCCCCTCAGCTAAAGGTTCTATTTTTGGCATGTCTAAGTATATTACATATGATGCATCACAATTGCTATGAAAGTGAGGCGGTCGCCATTCGTTTTCTTTTTGAAAATTAACCCACATGGCTTGTATTCTTAAATCTCCCTCTAGAGTACGATTCCAATTTTCTTGATATAATTTTTTATACATGTCCAAGTATACATTTAATCTTGGCACAAATTTTTGTAATTGTTGATCACTAAAGGTATATTCATTATCTAACTTAGACAAATCATGCGGAAAATAGTCTTTAGCGTTTTTACACTCCTCTAATAATTCTCTTCTTAGTGTTTCATCAATTTGAGTCTTTAATAAAAAATGTCCCCAATTATAATTAATTTCACTCAAAGTTTTTTACCTTTCCACTCTGATGCTAATAAATAATTAAAAGCTAAACTTATTCTTAAATCTTCATTTGTATTTACTGATACGCTATGTGGTCTGTCATCCTCAAATATTATTATGTCTGTAAATTCTGGTTTAATTGGTGTTTCTTCTGATGGGTTGCTTTTCGAATATAAATTTAAATTAGAGTTGTTTTCGGTTAAATAAACAATACCACTCAAATGTTTATTACAGCTATCCTCATGTGTGTGTTTTTCTTGAAAAAAATCTTTCTCATAGATATTTGCCCATGAAGTTATAATGTACCCATGGAAAAATTGTTGATTTAAGTGCATATAATTATCCAGATGACTAAGGATGTTTATTTTTAAACTATGTAATTCTTTTTCGTTAAGTATGTTATCCGTTATATTAAAAGAGGTTCTAATTTTACAATTCCAACTTTGCTCTGTAAAATTTATATTTGATTCATTAATAAACTTAAATGCTTCTTGGCATACATCATGGTTGATTTTAGAATGATAATACTTTTCTGTAGTTAATGTCTTGATCACTTTGCTTGTTTGTAGCCAATGTTTATGCGCCCGTCATATGCGTGTTCTGGGTAATGTAAACCCTCAGTATCTATATAATGTAAAAATGCCTGTGCACAATGATCCCCTAAAAATTTGTTTCTCCAGTGCACTAACTTTTCGCCCATATAAATAATACCGTCACCTGGATTTAATGCTATTTGATTTTTTATTTGATAGCCATTATCAAGGTCTTGATCTTTATTAAACTCACCAAAATATATGGGCCAAGGATCCCCACCAAAATTTATTGTCATTGAATATTCACAAGATGGTCTATCTGTGTGTGGTTTAAGTTTTTCACCTCTTGTGTAGACTCGACAATACGAATAAGTAGGACACAATTTTTTTTCTGTAACATATGATATTTTTTCTAAAAGCACTGATGATAATGTTTCTATGGCAGTATCTCCATAGCAATATCTAACAAACCTATCTTGGCTTGTATCACCATCATCAAATTCAATATTAGTACATGCTTTTATAATAAGATAATTATAAATAAAATTTGTTAAATCAGGTGGCACTAATCCTGGAACGTGGACATAACTATTTTCTTTAAAATAATTTATTGGGTCCATATTATTAAAACTCTTCTCTCTCCCCTAGTAACAGGAGAAACTTTGTGGGGGTACATAAAATTAGATGGAAAAACAACGACATCTCCTTTATCTAATTTGACTCCTTTTTCATTATTTTGCACCAAAAGCTCTCCACCATCATAATCATCTACAGAATTTAATCCTACTAACATTGTTAGTATTCTTGGATTTTCTTTCATATGATCTGTATGATAATCATAATGACCTTTCATTTTTGCGTCATATAATAAAAATTGAAATACACTGTCAGTACTAGCATAAAAGTCACAAACATTTTTTTGGTATTCTCTATTTATAAAAGCAGTAAATCTTTTTAAATCATTATAAATAATTCTATTAGATACTGATGTTCCGATATCCTCTTCTAGTAAACCTCTTACCTTTACCGATCTTATTCCTAAATCCTCACCAGACGCAATGGCACCATTTTGCCATGTGTCCGTTTCCCAATAAATCTGTTCGTTAATTAAATTAATTAAAGGTTCTTTCATCACACTTTTCATTGTGATGGTATATTGTAAGACTTCGCTTTTTAGATTAAGCACTAAGAACGTTGTTTTTTGCTGTGGTGGCAGAGCTTTGTGCCGCTGTTTGTGCTGCCGCTACGTCTGCATCATAAGTTTCAGATGATGCATCAAGATTAGCTAAAGCATTGTCATACTCTGTTTGATATGTGGTCCAATAAGTTTTTTCACCATTCCAACGTGTTACCATTGTGTTTGCCCATGCAGGTAAACCACTTGCATCAGCTATGACTGTATTGTCTGCTGTGCCTACAAGTTCAATATGTCCTGTGTTTGAGGCAGCGTTATATTGTAAAGCATGAATATCTGATGGAATAACATCATGTGCGGTGATATTTAAATAGGAAGTTCCGTCTATTATAACGTCAGCTTCAGTATCTCCTGAATATTCTCTTGGTCCATTATTAGAGTTTGCTGGATTTATAGCAGCATCATTTACAATAGTTAGCCTATTATTTATTGTTACTGTGTTTATTGTTATTGCCATTTTTTTTCACTACCTTTTTAGTTCCTTTCTTCTTTTTAACATTTTTTTTATTCTGAAGCAACTGCATATCTTCCTCTAAATCTTCTCCATTTGCTAATGCTTCTTGACCATTTGCGATTTTACTCCAAAAACTACCTGCGGGGTTTTGTTTCTGTTCATCTTGTTTATTTTTTTGATCTACTAAGGCTAAAGTAACCATATTAGCTTTGACCATTTCATTCCTAAAAGACTCAACAGCAGAACTAGTTTGTATCTGTTTACCTGTATTTTCTACTAAAAGTAGAGGAATCCATGCTATAGAACATCCCCACTCTTGAACATTAGCCCCTGATTGTGGGTTTTTACCTTGTAACATGTTATACCAAACACACTGATGTTTAATACATTTCTTATTTAAAAGAGGACATTTACCATCAGGGTCAAATATTGGCATTTATTAGGATAATATATTAACTTTTAGAACATGCAATAACATTTGCAAATTTTAATTCCATGGCAGGGACAGTCAAAGCTGTTGTTGTAGAGGCACTACCTGTTAGGGTAAGAGAGCCTGAGATGGGGTGACTGTGTGATCCACCGCCTCCTGTAGCATTTAATGTGGTTGGTGCAGCTGTAAACTGATTATCATCTCTGTTACCAACACCTGTGCTACCACCAACGACAGGGTGAGCATGACTTGCTAGTTGTGGAGTTGATAATGTGGTGTCGCCTATGGCTAAAGTGCCAGATGAGGCTGATGCACTATCTAAATTGTTAAAGGTAATTGGTCCAGAGGGAGTAGCTTTAGAACTAGGAAAAACAGTTTCAAAAGCATCGCCACTATTTGTTCCACCACCTGATCCTGTTACAACTTGCAAAGTTGTTGTATTAATTGATGCATCAGTATTTTGGGTCCATCCTGTGGGAGCGGCAGCCTGAAAGAATAAGGCCTGTGATCCTGATGGAATACTAGAAACACCTGTCAGTGCAGATCCGTTTCCTGAATAAGCAGTGGCATTAATAGTGCCATTAGCTGCTGTTAAAACTGTGCTATCAACAGTCAATGAATTTTTTATGCTTAAATCACCAAGAGAGTTTGCAAATAAATCGACCATTTTGTTGCTACCATTGTTGTAAGCAATCGTGTGTGATCCTTGAACTAACTCAATAGCGTTTGCAGCGTGTCCTGTGGCTACAACTTTTAGTGTATGCGAACCTGTTGTGTTGTTGAAAAAAATATAATTAGACTCTACCGCAGGTAAAAATACATGAATGTTACCTGTTAATGCCCCTGTAAATTCAATGACTTTATTAGACGCTTCTGCTGACGGATCTGAGTTAGCAGTGGTAAGAGTTACATTAGCAGAACCAGCAACGCTTTTTGCTAAATAGCCATTAGTAAACGCATCAATAACTTCTAAATTATTGTTCGTATTTTGACCCCATGTGCCTGAGTTAGCACCTGTGACTTGAAGTTCTAATTTATATCTATCTGAATATGTACTTGCCATTTTTTAATCCTTTGTTGCTATTATACTATCCGTAAATTTTAAATTCATATTAGGCACACTCGCAGATACTGGTGCATTTAACGTGCCAGTTAAACTGATACCTGATACGTTGTGTGAGTGACTTCCTCCACTACCTGCACTACCAGAGGTAGCACCTGTTGGAGATAATCTTGTGGTCTTAGGACCAGTTCTATTTGTAATCTGAGGTCTGGTTCCTCCACCACCCGCACTCGCAGTATGAGTATGACTTGGTATGGTAGGCGTAGATAAAGTTGTAGATCCAGCAGAAAGTGAGCTTGTTAAAGAAAGACTGCTTATGTCAATTGGAGCAGAAGGTGCTGCTGCACTTTTTGATCCTGTAAAAACAGAGCTGAACGTATCTGAACCACCTGTGCCTCCACCTGTGCCGTTAACTACTTGTAAACAACACTCTGTGAGTGTTGAAGTTGTATCTGTGGTAAAACCTGTTGGTGCAGAAGTTTGCACGAAGGTAGCTTTTGTACCTGCTACAAACTCTTCAACACCTGTTAAGCCAGTTCCATCACCAGTAATAGTTGTTGCAGCGACAACACCATTTGCATTTAAAGCTATGTTGTCACCAATTTGAATCTTACCTTTAGCAGAAAGATTACCAAATGAATTAGCAAACAAATCCACCATCTTATTACTTTTGTTGTACATGATAGTGTGAGCACCTTGCGTGATTGCTACACCATTAGAGGCATGTCCCGTAGGAGCTACTGTAAGTGTATGAGATCCTGTAGTATTATTAAAAAAAATATAGTTTGATTCTACCGCAGGAACAAAAACGGTTATAGAGCCTGTCAAAGCTCCAGTAAATTCGATAACCTTATTAGCAGCTTCTGAATTAGGATCTGCATTAGCACTTGTTAAGGTAATATTTGATGATCCTGCTACAGATTTTGATAAATAACCTGCATTAAAAGCATCTACCGATTGTAAATTTGTATTAGTGTTATCTCCCCAGGTATTAGCGTTTGCCCCTGTTTCCATCAATTCTAATTTTAATCTATCTGAATAAGTACTTGCCATATTAATCCTTACTACAAACTATAACGTTTGAATGTTTTACGTCCATTGCTGGAACTGAAAATGCAACTGATGGTGCAGCAACAGTTCCTGAAACTGATCCTGCTCCTGTAATAGGGTGTGTGTGACTACCGCCACCTCCTGTGCTACTAGAACTGTTTGTTGAACCAGCCAAAACGTTTGTTGATCCATTTTGTCTAGATACCATTGGGTTTCCACTTAAGTATGGATGAGTGTGACTTGGTATTTCTGGTGTCGACAAAGTATGATCAGATACAGTTCCACCACCAACAGTTAAAGGAGATATATCACATGATGCAGAACCAGATGTCGTTTTTGAACTTGTAAAAACTGCATCAAAGTCATCTGATCCCCCTGTTCCCGCAGTGCCTGATGTAATAATTCTTAATGTAGACTTATTTAAAGCGGCAGTTGTATTTTGTGTCCAACCTGTCGGTGCTGAGGCTTGTAAAAAAACCATTTGTGTATTTTGTGGTAAGGTGCTCACGCCACTTAATGTTGAGCCATTACCAGTAAAAGATGATGCAACTATCTGACCATTAGCTCTAACAGTCACATTACCCGCAACGTTACCTACACCCTTAAAACTTACAGTGCCAAGTGAGTTAGCAAAAAGGTCAACCATTTTATTGCTACTATTATTATAAACAATAGTGTGTGCACCTTGTGTAATTGTAACTGAATTAGATGCATGTCCTGTTGGAGCAACTTTTAAAGTTTGAGAGCCAGATGTATTATTAAAAAAAATATAATTGTTTTCGACAGCAGGAACAAAAACAGTAATATCACCAGTAAGTGCTCCAGTAAATTCTATGACTTTGTTTGCTGCTTCTGCGCTTGGGTCAGCATTACCTGTGGTTAGTGTAATATTAGCTGAACCAGCTACGTCTTTAGAAAGATATCCATCACCGAAAGTATCAATAACTTCTAAATTATTATTTGTTCTCGTACCCCAGGTATTGGCATTAGCACCACTAGCCATAAGTTCTAATTTAAGTCTATCTGTGTATGTGCTCATTTTTTATGAATATATATTGGTTATCATGCTGCGTCAACCTCTGTCCATGTGTTTGAGGCCCCTGTTACTACATTAGCCCAAGGCGTACTAAATGTTTCTCCTAGAGAAAATCCTGAACTAACCCCTATTAAATCAACTATAGCTGCTCCTGATGGTGTGACAGTTCCAGGTGTAAATGTCATTGCAACAGTAGAAACAGATACAATAATACCTGTGCCTGTTTCAATAGTAGGTGTGCCTAGGGCACTATTCATTGCAACACTGCTTAAAGTAACATTACAATCAGCCTCAACCGTGGCAGATCCTGCGGCAGAAGTCATTGTGACAGGCACAGGATCAACTTGTGTAAATATATCAATAAAAGGTGTGCCTATAGCAAAATCTAATTGATCTGAAGGAGCTATAACACCTACATTACCTTCACCTGTTATGCCCGAAGCACCTGATAAAGCAGCACCAATTGTTAAACTACCTAAAGTTTCTACCGCTGTACCTGTTTGTGAGGTCGTGCCTAAAGCACTTGTCATACTGACACCAGTGACAGATACTATAACACCTGTGCCCACCTCCTGTGTAGTAGTCCCTAATGCAGATGACATACTAACGCCTGTTACGTTAGCAAAGAATTCTATGTTTTCATTCCATGCGAATGATCCCCAATTGTTTCTACCCCAACCTACGTCAACTGTGCCAGATCCTGTTTCTTCACCTACAGCAAAAGATGTAAGTAAGCTTGGTAAAACAACTCCAGCTCCCTCTTCTATAGATAAGGCACCAGATAGTTGTGTTTCAAAAGTTAAACCTGTTGGGAAAATAACGTGTTCGGGTTCACCTACTGCTGTACCCGTAGTAGAAGTTAAAGATACACCTGTCGGGCTGACTAATGCATCAGCTATATGAGATGTAGATCCTAATGAAAATGTGCTTGATGCTGAGGTAAGTTGTACGGAATAAGCTACGCCCCAACCTAGACTATTCCATGCATCTCTACTCCAACCAGAACCTATCGTTGCTTCAACAGATACCGATGAAACAGTAGAAGTCGATGATAGTCCAGTTATAGTAGTGACAGTGGCGTTGGCTTGTTGATTCCAATTACCATGTCCGTATACACCATCACCCCAACCGTTGGACATAAGAGTACCTTTCTAAATTAAGATAATCTTAATATAGCACTTGATGCATCGTTAGTTGGAAATGCGATTGTAAATGTTCCGTTAGTCGATGTTTTTACACTACCAAAATCTAAAACTGCTATAGCTGCATTAGTATTACCAGCACTATTATTATATATCAAAGCTGCTTGAGCAGATATTGTTGCTGAAGTAAAACTAACATTTGCAAAATCTACAAACGCAGTAGAAGCTGTTGCGCTAGTTTTTGTTAATCCGATAGTAGCACTTGTTAAAGCTGCTCCACCGCTAGTATATGTGCCTGAGTTACCAACTTCGTTAGTAGCTGAAAAGGCTGTTGTGTTTCCATTTAAAGTTGCAGAATCAGTATATAGAGCTAATTTGATTGTATCATTATCGATATCATGGTCACCTGCTAATAACTGCTGCTTAAATGAAGCACAGACCGCTTGATTTATTGCCATTTTATGTACCCCCTTTAGGATCAAATGATGTTAAAGGGATTCGTAGTACACCATCTACATACTCATCCCTACGTTTTCTACCCATCTGCTCATCAGCGAATAACTTAAGAGCAGCAGTAAACTTTGCCTCGTATAATTGCATATCTTGAATATTTTTCAAGTATGAATAAGCCTCTGATATTGTTCCATATAATAAAACCTCAGGGGCATTAGTTGATAAATAAGTAGTCGTATTAGTGCTGCTTATTCTCTCAGGTGTTTCATTATACCATAATTCGACTGTATAATTTTGATCAGGAG